CACAAACAGGGGAGAAAGTTGGAAACCTTGACCAGCCATTTGCCTCAAACTTACTTGCAAAACTACTCCCTTTGCTTTGTGTCTTTCTCTTGCTTTCATTAAAGTTTCTTGGCTTCTTGCCGTGTTCCAATCGTAACTGTTCGGAGTTGGTAACATTCCTTGCCTCGCTAATTTTGTTAATGACATTTGATTTTCCGTTGGTGATCCTGTCAGTTTTGTTCCTTCCGATGCTAATGGAGTTGGCAATAATCCCATCATCAATGCTCTCGTTAATGTTACTGAATGCATTGATCCTTCTGTCAGTTGATTTGATTTCATTGTTACTGTTGAATTCGTGCAATCCATTGAAGTTGGAGTAGGCAACAAACCATACTCTATCTCTTCTATGCGGTGCGTTTTTGGCACAAGCTGGAAGTATAAACGCTTGTACTTCGTACCCTTTAGCCTCCAAGTCAGTTTGCACTTCTTCGAATACCAATCCCCCGTTCCAATTAACAAGTCCGAGAACGTTTTCGCCCACAACCCAACGTGGTTGAATTTGCTCAATTGTTCTAAGCATTTCTGGGAAGAGGTGTCGCTCATCTTCTTTACCGAGTCGCGTTCCAGCACTTGAGTATGGTTGGCAAGGGAATCCTCCTGTAAGAATGTCGACTTGTCCTCTGTGAATAGAGAAGTCTGTTTTAGTAATGTCATTGTAACTTATTGAATTTGGAAAATGATGTTTTAATACTTGTTGACCAAATGGATTCCATTCGCAATGGAAAACATTATTCCAACCTGCCCATTCTGCGGCAAGGTCAAAACCGCCAATCCCGCTAAATAAACTTGCGTGATTCATATTAAAGGTTTTCAATTAAAGCAGTTAGTAATAAAGCTGCGCCCATTATATACCAGAACCATTTTCCGCTTAGGCTTTCTGCTTTGTATTGCTCGTTTCTTTTTTCCTGTAAGGTTTTTAATTTGTTCATAGTGTTTGTTTTGGTTTTGTTATACAAATATACACCTTTTATACATATTATATACATATAGGGCAAGTTTTTTCTTAAAATTATGTTAAAATCTATAAACCCTTGTAAATCAATGAGTTATGTAATTAAGCAAAGGCGTAACGCCCTGATCCCCTTTTATAGTTAAAGTTCTGCCAGGCTAAAGCCAATGCCATAACGCAATCATCGTGGAATCCCGAAGGCGCAGAATATCGTACCCCATTAGCCGTAAACTGATATTCAAATATATCCAATTCGTCTACGATTACCCCCTCTGGATAGCTTATTTTGCCCTGTTGTATTGCCTGTGCCAAACCCTCCATTAATTGTTGCTTTGATTGACTTGTAAACTTTAAACCTTCTATGTTTATCCCCTCCCTTTTTAGATCCTCAAGGATAGGATCGCCTACGCCCGTGCTATCCGCTAATATAGGCGCAATAGGGAGCCTTCTTATTGTTTCCTTAGTATTATGCCAATCCATCTGAAAGCGGTCAAAATAAGCCACGTTACCCCCATTGTCAAGCCCTATGATTACAGTGAAGTCAACTGACTTAGCAAGGTCAATCCCATAAGCTACGATTTGCTGACTTGATATTGGACGTATGCAGTTTTTTATATATACGTTCCCGAATGGGTTTGCACTATTTTCCGATGGGTTTGCTAAATATTCCTGCTCAAATACAACCTCTGGCAACTGCAGTTTAGCTTCGTCTATTTCCCTTGTATTAATATATGGATTGTCGTAGGTGCTGAATTTAAAAGACTGCCAATCAGCCTCGCCTTGTTTCATAAACATTGAGTAAAAATAATTCTTGCCTCTGGGCGTGGATAGGAATACCGCCTTGCCTTGATAATCAGTTAGCGTTGGGCGTATGCTATTCTGCCACCCTGATTCTAAGTCAGGGATAAATGCCGCCTCATCTATGATTACTAAATGAAACTTGCGACCTCTTAAATTGTCTAATCGTTCCCCTGTATAAAATTCAATTGATCCGTTATTAGGGCAATAGATTTTAAGGTTGCTGATATTGTTTTTAAATGGGATAGCAGCCGTAAGCCTTTCAAAAAATGCTTTAGCCAATTTATAAGTAGGTGTTATGTATGCTACCTGTCCGCCCTTGATTGCTTCGCTAATTGATAGTATTTGGGATAGTTCTGATTTACCGAAACGCCTTCCGCACATTACCACAATAAAACGCCTGTCGCATTCTAATATCTTCTTTTGGTTTATATGTGGGCTTGGTAATTCTATGCGCACTATAAAATAGTTTTGCCTTCAACAAATACAACCTCAATCCTTGTATCTTGCTGAATGTCCATTTGTTCTTTGGGCTTGCCATATACTCGGGTTAGCAAAGTATCTAAAGAATACAGGCTGCCCTTTTCTAAAGATTTACGCATAGCTGCGGCAATAGTCTTTTCTAATATTGTAGCCTTTGGATTATCCCAAACCTTTTTTAGTTCGTCCATATCCATTGACATCATTACTTGGATTGTATCGTTTATTTCGCTTAGCTTGTAGCCTTGTTCTTTAAGAAGGCTTACATACTTTCTTGGACGTCCGTTTGGGTTACCTGATTCGCCTGGCTTAAATGGTATTAAATGTTCTTTGCTCATTCTGTTATTGTTCTGTTTTTATATACGCTTGTCCGTTTCTTTTTACTTCTAAAGTCGGATCAAGTTTTTGCATCCTATCTACAATCACTTGGCAATATTTAGGATCAAGTTCCATACCAAAGCATTTGCGTTTAGTATTATGACTTGCAACCATTGTAGTTCCAGAACCTAAAAATAAATCTAATATATTATCTTGTGCTTTGTAATTAGTAAATGACCATTCTACTAATGCAATTGGTTTTTGTGTTGGATGAACTCTTTTTTCGCCCATCTCACTACCTTTTATCATTCCGTGCCATTGATGTCTAAATACATCTACTTTAATTCCTTTATTTACGAATGCTAATTCTGCACCACTAAAAGTATCTCCTTCTCTTTGCTTATCCCAAACCAACCAACCAAATCCATTTGGTAAACAAGATGAATAATAATTTGCTCCCCAAAATATCATTGTTGCATCGCTAAATAAAGATTGACACAAATTAAAAGCATCTATTGCAACTGTTACATCATTATCTCCTAATATCTCACCAAAATCATTTTCTTTAGCATTACCCTTTATTCCTTTACCACTATGCGAGATTCCATAAGGAGGGTCGGTAAATACCATATCAGCCTTTTGTCCGTTCATTAGCTTTGCCACTTGGTCGCTATCTGTACTATCACCACAAAGTAACCTGTGTTCGCCTATCTCAAATAAATCGCCTAATACTATGTCCGTTTTTATTCCGCCTTCTGGAACTGCAAAGTCATCTTCCTCTGCCTCTAATACTTCAAAATCAGGTATTTCAAGTCCCCATTCTTTTATTTCGGTTTCGTTCCAATCAAAATTAATTGCTTCAAAGTCCCAATTAATATTGGCTTTTGCTGAAGCGTTATCTGCAAGGGCTAATTCTCTACCTTTTTTTGAATCAAGGTCTATATCCATTCTTTTGACCGCTACAATTTGATTCCCTGTTGTTTCAACTACAATTACATCATCTAATCCTATTGAACCTGCATTTTCAATAGTTTTATTACCAGCTATTATTCGGTTATTTTTATCTATTAAAATTGAACGACCTGCACCAAATTTGCGTAAAGACTTTTCTATAAGTGAATTACCAAATTCGCTTCCTTTGTTGTAGTTTTTATCATCAGGTGTTAAATCTGATATTTTAAGATTGCTCATATTTTAATATTTTACCCCCATAGGTATCGGTTTTATAATGACATTCTATACATAATGTTCTGCCATTATTTAAATCAAATCTCAAATCTTTATATTTAGAAAAAGGCTTTATATGGTCAGCTTGTAATTTACCACCTATTTTACCACAATGTATGCAAGTATAATTATCTCTTTCAAAAACGCTTGTTCTCCAAACTTTATATTCAGAAGATTTTCTGGCTATTTCATTTTCGCTACTTTTACCACCTTTCCAAAATTTACTTTTCTCACCTGTTCTATCAGGAAATTTCATGCCCAATGCTCCTCTTGGGTGTTCTTTCCCTTCCCACATTTTAATTCCCTTGTTCCATATTGTTATACCAATTTTAGCTTTAGACATTTTACTCTTTGTTTCATCACTTATTTGTCTTTTAGCATAACATTCTTTTGAGCAATACTTTGGTGTTCTTGATTTACAAGCCTTTTTAGATGTAAATTGTTTTTTACAACAATTGCAGTCAAATATCTTAATGACCCTGACCTCTATAATTGCGTTCTTTTCTATCATTTTTATTATAGGACTTTTTGTATTTACCGCGTTTCCTTTTACCAAAATTAACCTTTTTTGAATCACTTTTAACCTTTGCCATCTATTTTTTTATTGTGTATGTCTTTTAAATAATCATAGTGCGTCTTTGTATCCCCCATTACAACGTGGCATTGTCTACATAATGCCTGTAAATTTTCAATCGTATCTGCTTTGTTTGATCCGCCCATTCCCCTTGCGTCTATGTGATGAATGTCAACTGCCTTTGATCCGCAAGCCTCACAGGGTATAAAGTCCTCTATTCCGTAACCGAAATAATCAAGGTATATTTTAACGTGCTTTTTCATTATCAATTTGTTCAAGTTTCTTTTGCGCCCAAGCAACGCCCTCGTCGCCACCCCAAGCTAACCACATAAGCGCACCGCAATCATTCTTAGGATCGCCTTTGCTATTCTCTCTGTGCCTTTCAAAACTTGCCATTCTCGCGATTGTTTCCCTTGATATGTTTTCGCCCTTTGCTATTTGATTTGCCCTTGTCCAACCTACCAAAGTTCCGCAACCTCTATCGTTTTCTTTTTTAATATTTA